CGTACCCAGAATATTCTCGCACAGGCTATGTAGATATTCACCAGCCCTAGTGAAGCCACCGTCAACCAACAGGTTGGCAGTGGCACTCACTGAAACGATTTCTTGAGCGTGCTGTCGCTTATGAGGAAGGTCACGACGGAGACGTACGGGGGTCACATTAGTGCCCGCGTAGTAATCGCCTCCACAAGACTCCCGGAATTTACCATTCCGGAAAGACTTGGACCTATTAACCCTTAGTCCATAGGACTCAAGGGTCTCCTCAACCGCGAGGGTACAGTCCGCGGGGACAATTATATCATCCCCGTAGACGCGAACCCCACCCGTGGTGAAGAGCCTAAACGCTTCATCACGAGTGTATACACCGGACTTCTGCATACCCATAAAGACTAATGTCGAAAAGACCATTACCTCAATGGGAAAACAGAGTGCGGACCCCATAGAAGCAAACTTACGAAGTGGAACAACTTTACCACTAGGAAGCTTGCTGCGAGTGCTTCGGGTGACCTGAAGTGCATCATGCACAGAAGGCCATGCCGAAGTTGCCGCCTCAACAAGACTGTTGAGAACGCGATCACTCGCCTCAGAAAGGTCGATCGTGGCAAGCTCACCAGAGATAGATCCCTGGCGAGCGAGCACACGATTAGGCTCCTGATCTGTGAAACCCTGCGATTTTCCAATCGCAGAGTGTTCCAACAGGGGCACAAGGGTCGTCATGATAGCCTGTTGCATATATTGCATATGCGTAGGCTCCATGGCAATAACCCGTGGCGTTTTCTGAGTCTTCGGAACAAAAACCACCTTTACAGGCGGTTCAAGTTCCTCAGGGAGTGAGGTAGACTTGTAGCCCGAGAACGGGATCCACGTATGCGTACAATAGTAAGCATACGGAAAAACCGTCTCAAGTCGCTCTGTCCAAGTAGGAAAGAGCCACTTTTGGTTGCCCAGGAGCTTATCCTGAGTACTACCAGGGCCGTGCTTGGGTTTCAATGATGTCGATTCAATCGCCTTATTCAGACGACTGAGGACACCAGAGTAGAGCCAAGCGAAAGCGACATTAAACTCGTGCCTGTTTAGGGCACTAAGCGAGTTATCAACGCTTTCCAAATCCTCCTCACACTTTAAGTAACCAAGCTCGGCGCGGTGCTTCCGTGAATCCGTCG